CCAGATTCATAGTCAACCTTATTAGGTATCTGTAATTCAACTGCATTTTCCATTATATCTTTTATTTTTGCAGCTTCTAAATCATTTATAACAGATATATCAAGTTCATCATGTATCTGTATATGCGGTGTAATACCCTCCTTATAAAGTTCTATCATAGCTTTCTTAGTCATATCAGCTGCACTACCTTGAATTAATTTATTTAATGCTTTGTAAGTAAAAGCTCTGCGATGACCATTCTCGTGCCAGTAATTTTTTTTAGGATTACCATCTTTGTCTTTAACAATGTTTCCTTCCTCATCTAATTCATGTGGTCCCATTGCTTGAAGCTCTAACATTCTTTCATGATCTTGTGCAGGTACAAACCTACCCCAGTCATTACCTTTTAGTATTGGTTCGTATTTTGGAAATCTACATTTTCTATTTAAAATAGTTTTTATCTTACCTTGTTTCTGAGCAGCACTCATTAATTGATTTGTTAATTGTTTTACAAAAGGAACTTTAGCATGATAGGTATCAAATAATTCTTTAGCTTTATCTTTGGATACACCTAACTCTGCTTCTAGTTTAGCTTTACCCATACCATAAAACAAACCAAGGTTAATTACCTTAGCCTGACTTCTTGGAATCTTTGCCATGTCTGCAACAGTTTGGTGAAAGTCTGCTTTTGGATCATTATCATAAGCGTCTGCAATTTTATTAACGGAAGCTAATCCAAATCTTAACGCGTACTCTGTAACTAATCTTGGCTCCTGTTGCGAGTAGTCAAACGTACCCCACTGACAACCTTCTTCAGGTAAGAATAAACTTCTTATCAATGGTCCCGTGTTTGGATCCTTAGCTGGAATTTGTTGTAGGTTAGGATTAGAGTAACTAAATCTACCCGTAACTGTACCACCATCATCAGATCTAATCTGATTTATTTCCGCATGAATTCTACCTTTGTGTTCGTGTCTTAAAATTGTATCAATGAATGTTGTATTGACCTTGTTTATTTTTCTAGCTTCTGCTATCATTTGAATTATAGGATGCTCATGATTAGAAAGGAAATTTTTTGTAAATGAAGGTGCACCAGTTTTTTCAGTTTTTTCAAAAGGTAATTTTAAATATTCAAAAACTTTTTGGATACTACGTGCAGCCCATATTTGAGTTTCTACTCCTGTCTCTATTTTTATTTTGTGTATCAGGCGTTCTTCTTGTGTTGTTAATTCTTTTTTTAATTGATTGGCTCTTGTCACGTCTACCCGAACCCCTAGGAAACGCATATCGACTAAACAAGGGAAAAGATCAGTCTCTAAATTAAATATATCTTCACAGTCTTCTTCTTGTAATAATTTTTTTACATACTGCCAAAGTTTAAAAGTTAGTTCAGCATCTTTTTCAGCATAAGCTCCTACTTCACTTGCAGGTAATTTCCACATCTCTGCTTTTGGATCTAGTCCTCTAGACTTTGCAGCTTCATTCAAAGCTTTTTCATTTTTACCTTCATTAAGATAAAACCATGACAAAGCATTTAGTGTGTATGCAAATCTATTCTCATCTAAAACAGAACACGCAATCATCGTATCTACGATTAAACCGTTGATTTTTATACCTAAATTACGTATCCAACATACGTCATACATTGCGTTATGAAATATTTTTGTAGCTGGACATTCACAAATATCTTTAAACCATTCTAAAGTTTTAGTTCTACTCATGTTGGGTCCTTCACCATGAGCTATTGGAAAATACCATTTGTCATTAAATGTAGCTACAGCAATACCAACAACTTCACCATTACCTGTAACCGCACCTGATCCTTTTGATTTTAAATCAGGATCTCTTGTTTCTAAGTCGATTGCAATTTCATCGTAATCTCTTATATCAGGATATTCAGTGGGCTGTACCCATTCGGTTTGTGTTAAGTATTTAGGTATTTTCATTTTTGTAATACGTATTTCTTTGCAACTATCCTATTTAATTTGTCTTTATTACTAAATGCATATAGAGCTGCGTCATAAGTATGAGGAAATATTTCCCAATCAACTAACTTATTATAAATTTCTAAACGAAACTTATGTTTGTTTACCGTAATATTTTTAGCTTTAAAATTTCTGTTAGGCATTATTTTTTCTTTTTCATGTCACTCATTTTTAACATTTCTAATTGACAGTAATGTACAATCTTTTTAAGATCTTCCACTCCCCCCTTCCGCTGATAACGACAAACGTATTTCACAACATTGCCTTGGAAAAACGAAAGATCATTTTTAGAAATGAACTCGTATGGTTGAATAGGAAACTTGGTATAATGATTCCCGCCTACCTGTGTATATTGTGGAAATGATTCCTCAAATATATCTTTATGCGTCATAGTTTTTCTCCCTTTTTAAATATAATTGTTTTAAGTTTTTTAGAAACCCTTCTTCCCATACCCAGAATCTTTCATGAGGAACTTCCATATTACCTATTCCATAAGATGTGTCTACCCAAACATCTCTTTTAATCCATGATCTAGGTATCCACATTTCTACGGGTTCTAAAAATTTTTTAAATTTTTTATATAGTCTATTATATTTTGTACTTTTAACTTTATTTACTTTTATCAAAACAGCTTTCGGTGTTTTTCTTAATACATCAAATTCAATTTGTCTGTGAAAAAATGTACTCATAGTTGATACTCCTTTATTTTCTTTTTAGCTTTCAGTTTGTATAAATTATTTCTTGCCCTTGTAATGCCGACATACCACACTCTATGCTCTTCATCTTGTTTGTCAACACTTAGCCTAATACTTTTCTGTACTTTGGAACCTTGATGTAAAGAAAGTATTACATTATCTTCTTCACCACCTTTAGCTGCATGAATTGTAGACACCCAAACCCTTGCATTTTCAGAAAGTATTTCACCCCCAGAAATTATATTTCGAATGTAAAGTATTTCTTTCTGATCAGCTACAAAGATATCATACCAATTTTTTTCAGGATTCCAATTCCCACTGGGAATATATTCTCTGACGTCATTAATTTCTTTTTCTTCTAGCTTACCTTCTCTTATCCATTTAGTATAAGCCATCGCTCCGTTATATATACCTACGTTAAAACTTTTACCTTTGTTACTTTGATAATAAATATTTTTACTTTTAAGTTCTTTCATTATGTCTAACAAATTACTTTTAGTTCTTGTTAAGATTAACCATTTACCTTTTGTAAGATCTATTTGTCCTAAATTATTGATGTAAGACGCAAAGCCCTCTTGCGCCCGTGGCAGGTATTCTTTGTGTTTCCTGATGCCTGCTATCTTACTCACTGCTATTTGAGACTGTTCCTGCACTGCTCTTGATACTCTTCTCGAATACCTTAAAACTCGTTCATTTGCAGGCTCTTTTATAAATCTATTAACATCAGCACCTGCCCAAGCGAATATGGCTTGGTCGTCATCACCAGCTAAATATATATCATCACAATTTTCTTTTAGCTTATCATAGAGTTGCCATTGTAATGGAGATAAGTCTTGTGCTTCATCTATAAAGATAGCTTTTAACTTAGGAAATTTTTTTGAGTTTACAACTTTCTTAACAAGATCATTAAAGTCTAGTAGATGCATTTTTGTTTTGTATTCTTGTAAGTTTATATGGATATGATTTAACGTGTCCCAACTATCTATATCTTTTCTGTCATGTTCATTAAGATTAAATTCTTCTCGTAAAGGTATATCTTTGTTAATAGATCTTTGTATCATTTGAAAGTAAGGGTTATTACAAGTTAAGAAGTGTGTTTGTTCTTCATTATACTTATCATTAAAGTTCACTCTTATATTTAATTTCTTACCTAAAGCTTCATAATGATGTGGTTGCATAATATCACTTTCATTTAAGTTTAATAAATGAAAACAAAATGCATGAAGTGTTTGAAAGTATGGAACTTGTTTTTCATCTACACCTATTCTTTCTCTGGCTTCTTTTGCAGCTTTTTTTGTAAAAGCAAAGTAACCTATTTTGTGATAAGGTGTACCTGTTCTTACATAAGCGTTAACTCTACGAATTAATCTAAACGTTTTACCTGTCCCTGGTGGACCATATATTTTAATTGGCTTTTTCATCAGGTGTTTTAAATATATCTGTTAGTTTACCTTTAAATCCAAAATTACCGTGATGTGTTGTCTCGCCATCTACTACAGCATAAAATGCAAAACCTGCGTTCCTAGCTAAATTAGAAAAATGTATATCTTCTCCCCACCAATAACCAGATTTTTTATCAAAAACAGTATCCCAAAAATTATAAAAATATTTATTAGCTTCTTCAGATATAATCTCCTTTTGTTTTACTTTTAAATCAGAATGTTTTTTCATTAAAGATTCATAAACTTTTCTACTTATTAAAGTTAAACCTGCTGGCCCTGCTCTAAGTTCAGTTAATCCTTTTTTATCTATTTGAATATCTGTTGAATCAGGAAATGCCACAGAAAACTTTATACTATTGTCTTGTGTTTTTTTTCTATACGGCGTGCATATGATATCTTTTTTAGATAAAATCATTCTTCCTACAACTTT